CTGCCGTGCCCGACGCGCAACTCCTCGGCCTCGAAAGTGTGGCCGGCTTCACCTTCGCGGATGACAATGAGTGCCGGAAGATCGGCTACGTCGGCATCAAGCGCTATGTGCGTATGACGGTGACGCCGGTCGGCAACGATGCCGGCAACATCTTCATCGCCGGCGTTGCAGTGCTCGGTCATCCGCGCCGCGCTCCAACTCCGACGCTGACGTAAGCCTGAACTAAATCGGGGCGCCATCCCGGCGCCCCGCCTCTCCACCCGACAGGAGACTACCATGAAGCCCACCATTGCCGTGACTGTCCTGCGCACGGTCCTAGTGTCCGACGACGGCATTAAGACTCGCACGATCGTGCAAGGCACGACAGACATTGTGCTGGCCGATCTTTTTCCGGGCCTTGAGGCCGAAGGCTACGTGTCCGCAGTCAATGCGCCCAAAGTAGGCGAAGTGGGCAAGATCGAGATCCCCGATGATTGGCAGTCCCAGCATCATCTTGCAATCATCGCGCTTGGTAGGAAACTAGATCCTGCGGTGACGAACAGGGAATCTGCAGTCTCTGCCATCGAAGCCGCACTTGCCACCCGGAACGCCTAAAACATGCTGACGGTCGTCACCGCTGCATCGTCGCGACGCCTGACGACGATCTTGAATGCGAGAGCCGATCTGGCGATCACATCCAATGAGGTGAATGATCGTCTGATTGACCAGGCCACGAGCGCGATCGAGTCCTATTGCCGCCGAATCTTCGCACAGCAAACCTATCGCGAAACCCTGTACGGGCGCCTTGAGTATCTGGCGGTTGTTCTCAGTCGCAGCCCCGCGACAAGCATAGTCTCGGTGACCGTTGATGATATCGCCCTGACGTCTGACGGGTATCAGCTTGACGATGGCCTTCTCTATCGCATGGCGCCGTCCGGTCGCGTGCCATGGGCGGCATCAGCCGTCGTCGTCGAATACAAGGCAGGCTACATTCTCCCTAAAGGGACGCCAGCAGGCGCAGAAATTGCTCTGCCCGCAGCCGTGGAGATGGCTTGCGTCAACGAAATCGCTGCGATCCTCTCCCGCCGCAGCCGGGATCCTCTGGTCCGGTCTGAGCGCGAGGAAGGCGTAGGATCGACCGACTTCCAGATCATGAGCGGCGATGGCCCACTGTCGCATCCTGACAGCCCTGGCTTGCTCGCCCCTTATCGGCAGATAAACTTGTGAACCTTCTGATCGCCCGGCTGGACCGGCAGCTTGCCAAGAAGGGCGAGACGGTGAAGCTCCGGCGCCGCGTCGGAACGACCACCACGTTCGTCGAGATTGACGTGCGGGTTCGCCTCACGGGCTATCGAGCTGAGGAGCTTGTCGGCGCGGTGAAGCAGACGGATTCGATGTTCGTCATGTCCCCGACGCAGATCGACGCGGCATCTGCGACATGGCCAGGCGCGGCCGGCGGCGGGGCGATGCCGAAGATCGGCGACTTCCTGAAGAGCGCGGGTGGCAGCGATCGGAAGATTGAAGCGGTCCAGCCGGTGCGGATCGGGGATGTGATCGTGCGATACGAGGGCAGGGTTTTGGGCTGATGGCCAAGGCGTCGCGGATGGTTCTAACGGATCGCGACGTCCAACTTGCCACCGCAGATATCGCGCCGGAGAAGATCAACGCCGCGCTCGCCAAGTTCGCCCGAGATGAGCTGCGGAACGTGATCGCCTCTGGTGAGGCCAGCACGAACTACCAGAAATTCGTCACGCAGAGGGTGGGCGGCAGCGGCGTCGAGGGCGCCGAGGAAGAGACGGTCCAGGCTCCGGGTCCGATCTTTTACCGCTTCGCCTATTGGGAGCCCATCCTGCGCTTCACGCTGCAGGAGTTGGAGCGCCGGTCTCCGGTGAAGACAGGCCGATATCAGAGTTCGCATAGGGTCATGATAGGCAGCCAGTTCATCGCGCCAGACGCCCCGATCGCTGCGGATGAAATGGTGGTTGTGGTAAACACGCAGCCGTACAGCCGCAAGATCGAGGTGGGCTTTATGAGGATGTCAATGCCCGACGGCGTCTATGAGGATGTGATGCGGAAGGTGCGGAGCCAGTTCGGGCGCGCGGTTCAGGTCAATTTCAAGATGGTGATGCTGCCGAACGGGTACATCCTGAAGGGCGTCTTCAAGCGCGGCTACAAGCCCGGGGCCAGACGAAAGCTCGGGAAGGATACCCAAGCCGGTGCCAAGATGACGTATCCCTCTCTTCAGATGATGATGCGCTGATATGGCCTCGCCCGCAGTTTACGACGCGATCCGCGCGTTCCTCGAGGCGCAGTTCACAACCACGCCGCTGATCTTTGAAAACGAAGGAATGCCGTCCACTGATACCTGGACGCTGATCGAGTTCGCATCGGTCTCCTACACGCAGGAGTCAATCGGATCGCGGACACAAGCGACAAATCGCTTCGATGAAGAAGGCTCGTTCTTCGCGCACGTCATGGTCCGGATCGGGACCGGCGTTCGGTCTGCGCTGTCGACAGGCTTCGCGATCGCAGACCTTTTCCGCGGACTGACGCTGCTCAACGGCGCTCTGGAGTTCACGGACGTAGTGGTCGGCTATGGCGGCCCGGACGACGAAGGCAACTGGTATCGCGTGTCGGTGAACATCGGCTGGCGCAACATGGATTCAAGGAGGCCGTAATGGAAGCGAAAGTGACGAAGCCCTTCAACACCGCAATTCAGCGGTTCAAGCCGGGCGACACGGTTTCGATCGACCAAGTCGGCGAGGCGCTGTTCTACGCCTGCACCGATGCCGAGAAGCCGAAGGAAGCAAAGGCATCCAAGGATCCCGACGAGAAGAAGCCCGAGTAACCCTCCCCCCCACAACCTGAAGACATAGCCCGCCTTTATGGCGGGTTTTTCTTTGAAAGGACCGCAACATGACGTCATCGAACCGCGTCCAGCTGGCGATGGTGCCGGAAGTGACCCAGGGCGTTACGCCCAACACGCCTCGGATGCGGATCTGCCGCTATACGAGCGAAAGCATTGCATTCAATCCCGAGTACATCGACTCGGACGAAATCCGATCAGACCGCATGATGTCGGATCCGATCCTGACGATGCAGTCGAGCGGCGGCGGGCTCAACCTTGAGGTGTCCTACCCCGAGGATAACAGCGCTCTCAGCGAGATCTTTGAGTCCGCCTTTTTCAACGCTTGGGTTCTCACGCCACAGCGCGACAATGACGGCACGGCTGACAGTGTCATCACCGATGTCGCCGCCACTGGCGTCATCACCGTCACAGCCGGCCCGGCATTCGCCATCGGCCACCTCATCAGGAACACGGGCTTTGGCGTCGCGCAGAACAACGGCACCTTCCGCATCACGACCGGCTCGGCGACCGTACCCTCGGTTGGCGCCGGACTGTTGGCTGTCGAAGCGGCTCCATCTGCCACAGCGCGCACGAAGGTTGTCGGATTCGAGGGCGTGGCCGGTGATATCACCGCCACCGCCACCGGCCTCGGCTCGACGACGCTCAACTTCACCACGCTCGGCCTTGTCGTTGGCCAGGCCATCAAGATCGGCGGCAGCGCGGTGGGCAACCGCTTCAATACCGCGGCCAACAACGACTATGCCCGCATTATCGCGATCACCGCGACGGCGCTGACGCTGGACAACCTTCCTGTCGGATGGGCGACCGACGCCGGCACAGGCAAGACGATCCGGGTGTTCTTCGGCGATCAGATCAGGAATGGTACGACGCGCCAGTCTCTCACGATCGAACGGGGGTTCTTGGGCCAGGCCGTGCCTTCCTACATCGTCACGCGCGGCATGCACGCAGAATCGATGCAGATATCAATGGCGTCCAAGGACAAGATCAAAGCCTCTGTTTCATTCTCCGGCATGAGCGGCGGCGTTTCGACGACTGCTCTGGACGCTTCTCCGGATCCCGAGACTGCATCTCCGGTTTTCGCGGCGAATCCGAACTTCGGCCGGCTTGCCGAAGGCGGCGCCACGGTCGTCGGACCAAACTTCATCCGCTCAACTGAAATATCTATCAGCAACAACCTGCGGATGATTGAGAATCTTGGCTCGATCTCCCCCGTTGATGTGCTCCCGGGCGAATGCACGGTCACTGGCAAGTCCGAGTTCTATTTCGGTGATGCCGCTATCCTGTCCAAGTTCTACGCTGGCACGCCGTCATCTCAATTCATGGCCATCGCGAAAGCCAACAGGGCGCTTGTTTTCGGCATCCCGCGCATCACCTACCGCGGCGGCACCAATCCTTCCGTCGCCGGCAAGAACCAGGACGTCACCATTGCGCTTGATTGGCAGGCCTCCAAGGACACCCTCACCCAAGCCGCGATCTTGCTGGACCGTCTGGAATACATCGAAATCTAAAGCCATCCGGGGCCCGACGCCCTGGATTGACCTCGCCGCAAGGCGGGGCACGCGCGTGCGGCGGGGGAGTCGTCGGGGCTCCTCCGCCATCCTCCCCGACAAGGAAACTCGACATGGCAGTGAAACTCAATAGCCTGAAGGCTGACCTCTCCCGCGAGCGCAATGGCGCATGGATGCCGTACGCTGATGGAGGCGATCCCGATCTCGCCTTCAAGGTGCGTGGGATTAACTCTCCCGAATATGAGGCGGCGCGCGATCGCGAGATGGTGCGGCTGCAGCAAAGGTTCGGCACTGAGCCTGTCCCCGCTGATGAGCGCTTCAAGGTGCTCGGGCAACTGCTCGCGGAACACATCCTTCTGGATTGGAAGGGGATCGTCGACGACGACGGCGCCCCGGTTCCGTATTCCAAGGATCTCGCACTGGATCTTCTATCGGCTCCTGAAGGTCGCGAGCTCCGCGGCTATGTGATTGTTTGTGCGCAGCGCCTGACTGAGGTGAAGGTCGAGTTCGTCAAGGACGCGGTAAAAAACTCCGCGCCGCCTTCCGCGAAGAACTGAGCGCGGAAGGCGAGACAAACCGGGCCATCGCCGATTTCGCGGCATGGTCCGACCAAGGGGCGGAGTTCTTCGCCGAACGGCTGAAGGAGCCCAAGGCGCAGTATCCGGTCTGGGCCGGAACCTATCTCAACGCATGGTCGGCACTGAAATACGACCGTTCCTACTCGCAAGGTGGGTTCGGCAGGATCTGGTACGCATCGATGCGCTCCTACGCCCATGACATCGGGCTCGACGGCGACGAGTTCGCCGATTTCGTGACGTTCGTTACCGCTTTGGACGACGAATACATGGCAATCGTCCAAGAGCAGATCGAAGCCGAAACCCAAAAGGGAAATTGATGGCCGAGAAACTGTCGTCACTTCTCGTGACGGCAAACATGGATGCTTCCGGGTACGCCCGGGGAGCCGCAGAGAAGACGGCTGCCGACAAGAAGATCATCGATTCTTCGAGGGCTGTCGGGGCGGCTCTTGCCGCCCAGGATGCTGCTGCTGAAAAGCTGGCGCCCGGCGTGCAGAAGCTCTCCCGGGCCTACATCGACGGGTATTCCCCGGCCGAGAAGTTCAGCAACGCCATCAAGGCGCTGAACTCAAGCCTGACTCAGGGGATGCCGGCGGAGCGCGCGGCGCTGACCTATGGCGGCGTTGTGGCGAAGTTCGGCCAGATGGCCTCAGCGACAGATCTCACGCAGCGCGCGATGGTGTCGCTGGCGCCCGTAGTTGCTCAGGTCAACCAGCGCCTTGAAGCTCAAGCCGAGATCGCGCGAAGGGCCGCCGATGCTTCTCAGAGGCTCGCGACGGCCCAGCAGGCGCAGGCCGCCATCAACCAGCGCCTCGGCGTCTCGCCTGCTCCCTCGGGCTCGGCGCGGGCTTCGGCGGAGGCATTTCTCGCCGACTTCGGTGGGCTGGAGGGTGTCGCACGGTCTCGGGCGTCTGAAACCGCGCAAGCCTTCACTGCGGATCTGAACAGCCGGCTTGTCGCAGGCATCCGTTCTTCAGCCCGCGAATCCGCTTCGGTGTTCGAGGCTGAGTTCGCCCGGCTCGATACGATCGCAAAGGCGAAGGCCGAACAGATTGCATCGACCACGCAGATCGGGATCGCGCAAGCGTACGGCATCGGCCGGCAGGGCAAGAGCGCATCGGCATCGGCCTCGGTGTTTCAGGATCAGTTTGCCGAGCAGGATGCGATGGCCCGGAGCGCTGCCAGCTTGCGGCAG